TGGGGGTACTATGCTCACTTGAAATCCTCATTACCGGATTGTTGTTTTACTAGAGAGAGAGAATAGCTACCGCCAGTGAGAGCAACGGCAGTTGCTCGAGAGCGGAGCGCAGCGCAGCGGCTAGTAGCTACTAAAGCAACTAAGTTAAGTACAACTAACTTAAACACGCTAGATTGTAAGATGGATGTCATATTAAGTTAAACTCTCTTCAAATATAACTCACCATTTTTAACCTTTATGATTTGGCCTAAGCGCAAACTACTGCCCTTTAAGCCAACCCAAACACGTCCCTTATCAGTGTCAACCCACTTATAATTAGCGTGGATCTTCATAACTTTGCATTCCACCACAGGGCAATGCTGTGGCAGCAACCCTTCATAAGCGTCACTAACAGGCTGTTGCGGCTCGGCATTAGGCTCTTTAAGCTCAATGCGTAGACCCTTATCATCAAGAACAAGACTAGCATATTGTGGCTTATCTTTTGGCTCACTAAGCAACTGTGGCTTAACTTCACCAAGAAAGCCCTTACGGAACACAACCTTAGTGCCATACCGGATTTTGCGCTGCACATAATCAACGCCCTCCACATAGTTGGCTAAGTCATATGCTGCGCCGTCTCGCGCTTTAACCAGCTTGTCGCTTACTGTGAATACGTGTTTTTCACTCATGATTTATTATAGTTGTTTGTCTGACGGCTATGTTTATAGCGCGAATTAAGTGGTCAGCCTAGCTGCGTTGGCCCATTTGGCAATAAAAAATCTGGGTGGGGTGATGCGTTGGCGATTCACCGCTAGCTTCTGTTGCAACCCCCTCCCCCCCTTTGCATATGTTCTAATGATACGAACCGCGCCGATGATATGAATGAACATGGCACACATTACAGAGAAAGGTGCGACACGTTTAATGATAAGAAGCGGCGTTGTGATGATAAGAAGCGCATTGAATATGATGCTTGGACACGTTAACGCATTCGCCTTGCCTTATCTCCCTTTGCTACTCGCTACCATCGTCGCTACATCTGCACAGCAAAAAGGCCACCCCTTGTGAGGGTGACCCTTGCTTTACTGTGCTAGTGCTTTGCTAGTCCATCCAGCCTAGCAACCAGCCAATTCCCCAAAGCCCAATAATTGGAAGAATGATGATGCCTAGTAATATGAGTTTGATTGTCATTTGTTGATGTAGATTAGAAACGCCATAATGATGGGAGTGTAGACAAAGAGCAGGAGGAGATCGGTTATCATGTTAGATATAGCTAATAAACACCACAGTGCAGCTTCCAGTCGGTCGGAGAACTATCATATCCCCATACTCTTCACGCTTGCACCTTACGCCTTCTAGGCCTAATGCTTTTTTTACCCTGCGCACTACGTTGGAAGGTGTCGCGCTGACTTCTCCTCGCCTTACCCAAGAGTAGTTTGCTTCGCCGCCGAAGGTGTCTGTATATTCGTAATTATAATTTTCCATTTTTCTTTTTTTGTAAGTGTCAAAAAATGCTTTCCAGTTCATTTTCTTTGTAGTTTGCTGAGTTTAGACGCTTTCTGTTTCCGTTTCCAAGAGTGTCACTTGAATGTCTTCAATCCAATACTCTGCGAGCTCTCTCCAATCTATGCGAGCAACTGCGCCGCCGATTAGGTCGGAGAGTAGGCCGCTTTGCTCTATAGGGTGGAGCTCGTGGAAAAGCTCTTCTAGTTGCTTTGCTAAGGCGTATTGCGCCTCTTCTTTAGTGTCCGCCTCAATCTCTTCAATAGGGCATTCACTCCACCAAAGGTTTACTAGCCACGTTTCACGATTGCTCCACCCGTTGCATTTTGTTTCTTCCATGCGTCTTGCATGATCCTTATCCGCTTGTTCACTTTGTGCAGTGCTCACAAGTCTCTTAAGCTCATTGAGTAGTATAGGGCGAATGCTTTCAGGTAGGTTGCAAGCAAGCGCGCTGTAAGACGCTTGGATTGCTTTGTTTATGTCGATTAATGGTATGTACATGATCTGTCGTTTTTTAGGTATAAGTAGGGAAGTGGAATACTCCCCCGTAGAGAGAATCGGCAAAAGTAGCAGGGAAGTATAGCTTTTTTTCAAAGAATTTTTACCTTATCACCGAAGCGATTAATTTATTAATATAACCATCACCACTAATACAACCGACTTTAACAGATAAACATATTATTGATTATTATGATAGAGCTAACCACTTTAGCAATAAAAAGCCTAGGCCGTTACCAGCCCAGGCATCCTATTTTTCCCCACAAAAATCAGAATTTCTACACAAAAATCAAAACTTGAAATGCTGTACGAAAATCAGAATTTGTGTAAATGGTTTAACTTTTGATTATGTTCCCCACTGTTGCGCCATTGCATTAGCAATGCCTTGATATGTTTTGCTTCTGATTTTCCAGCGATCTTTGCTAGGGCCAAGCTTGTTTTGACCGCTTGCGGTTTGATTTGCCCATCTACCAGTCTCTGGTAATGAAAGTATATTACTAGGTTGCAATAGCGGAAGTCCTTTTAACCATAGACAAGTTTTCTTGCTCGCGTTATCACCAAACATCCAAGGCTGAATAATCTGATCCGGATTTCTTATTCGTGTGCTAATTACTGAAACAGGATTCTCTAAAGCTATTCTTGGTATATCAGCGTTGAGTAACAACTGCACAAACTCAAGTGCATCCTCAGTTAATTGTGGATCTCGTAACCCTCTTTTTGTCCAGTGCATCCCACTAACTGACAGGTATGTACATGGAGGGTGTGCTATCATCATGTCCCATTTTTTGTCCAAAATATCTAAAACATCACCTTGATAATGTTGGCCAGGTGATTCTGTTGGCAGTAGATCGCAAGACCAAGCATCATGCCCTAAAACAGCAAAAGCATCCCGTACAGTGCCGCTATACTCACAGGCGATTAAAACTTTCATTGCTCAACTTCCTCCTCAACTTCTTCTTCTATCCTTGTGATAACCACCAAATAACGAGCACCATCAAGTTCACCGCTATTTAATCCCACATCAACTTTAAACTCACGAAGTCCCTTATCGTGCATCATCTCACACAAGGCTCCTACTGCATTAACTGCATTTATCTTATTCATTCCTTTGTTTGTTGTGCGCTGGCAAATATGTTGTTGATCTCCATAGGCTGATGCAGATGCACATGTTGATGCAGCGTTTCTGGCCCAGCAGACTTGTCCATAATGGCCAGCTTGTCTATGGATATGGCCATAGCCAGCACAGCATCCTTATCACTCATCTCATGCAACCGTTCAAGAACGCGCTCAGTAGCCCCGTCAGCTACCCTCTGTAGCTTTTCCTTGATGGAGAGCTTGAACATCTGATTACGAAACTGTGAATCATGATCAAGCAGTGATTGTTTTACACTGTTTACGGTATCTTTGCTCACCCCCATAGCATCAGATATAGCACGCAGAGACATCCCCTTGCAGTACATGTCCACGATCTGTTTCTTCTGCTCATCGCTTACGGAAGCTAGCGCACCGCCAGCATTAACCTTCTCGATATGTTCGAAATTTGGCACATGGTCAGCGATCCGGACATTGGCTAGTCCGGCTAGCTGCCGTGCTCTAGCCTCAGGGTTCTTGTATGTTGGTGGTTTGCGTTTAGGTTTGGGTTTCATTCTATTTCTTGGATACCTCCCATGTTTTCGGGTTCTCCGGCGGTAATGCTGACCAATTCACCGAAAGCAGACTCGCGGATAGCCTGGAGTTGCAGGTGTAGCTTATCTGCGCGGAAAGCAATCTTAAGATGAAATGCACGTTCCTTTTCGAGGATGGCGCGTGTTTCTGCTAACTCGGCTTTAAGTCGGTCAATCTCACGCTCGGCCTCAAGTAGGATAATCTCTGTTGCTACGGTTTCTTCTGATGCATTGTGCATATCGCCTCCATTTATCCAGTGGTCTGGATCTAAATAATAATCATTCATTCTGTCTCCTCCCATTTGCCCAGCGTCCTGAGAAACGCCTCTGCGCGTTCGCGGGCTGTTGCGTTGTGTGCGTTAAATATTTCTCCAACTTTCTTTACGTTTACCACTTCAAATAAATACCCTAAATAGTTATGTCTGAGTTCTTTTGGTAATCCTGCAATAGCCTCATGCATTGCGTTGAGGTCTTTGCAGTAGTCGCGCAGTTCGGGTGATGTCCAATCAATCCCATTGGCCGTCCACATGTAAACGCCATCTTCTTTGCGCCACCCACACGCTTTAGCGATGGCCGCGTTAATCTGTTCGTTGGTCATTTGTTTTTCTCCTCCTCTTGCTCAAGAGCCCTATATAGTTCGCCAACTTTTGCATCGTGATATGCAATAAGTAGCCGCAATACACACATTAGCGTGGTGTCTTCTTCCGATTTAGCAAAATCCTCTACGTAAGAGGCAATTTGGCTCAACATTATACTGTGATTTTCGTTATTCATATTTTAAGCATCAAGAAATGATGCAGTTCTCCCGTTGAATTTCAATGTTGTCTGTACTCCACAAGGGCCATTACGCTGATATGGAATGCCGATTGTGCGAGTTTCGCCAGCTTCCTCGTCCATCTTAATGGCCATGATACACGTTGCATCCTGTTGGATGGCCCGTGACTCACGCGCCTTACCCTGCTCGTTAAGCTGGGTGATGCCGATTACCAAGCACTTCAACTCAAGGCCAAGCAGCCGCAACCCACGGCTAACCTCGGCAACCTCGCGTTCACGAGTGCCTTCACGGCCTAGCTCGCATCGGACTAGCTGAATGTAGTCCACAAGGAGGATCTTGAGGCCACCTTCAGACTTAGCCATAGCGCGGGCTGTGGCAATGATGCTGGCAATGTCGTGCAGGTCGTCGCGGATAACGATATTCGTGTTGCTCAGGATGCTCAGAGCTTTTTGGACTCCTCGCATCTGAGGCTCCAGCTTAATTCCCTCAGATAAACTGCGAAGGCAGATGTTGCCAATCTTAGCCACCATCCGGTCAATGATTTGGCTGGCTGGCATTTCCAGCGATACTACAAGTATTCCTGGTTTCATTGTTTTTTAGCAGCAGCTAATTCCAACTTCAACTTGATGATCTCTTGCTCTAAGTCGCAGATCTTCTGCTTTAATTCCTTAAGTACTTTTAGGTTTGCCATTGTTTTTTGTTACTTCTTTTGAGTTATATTTTCTTTGTCCTGTGTACGGTACACACGTTAGGTCTACTCTAATTATGTCGGTAGATTGATTAATGGGAAGTCTGGACATATCTTCCAGAAACTCCATGCAGGTTTCCTTGTCTCCAATAAGCACTACGTCTTGGGTGATCTTAGGGCGCGGAAGCTTAACGCTATCGTCAATTACTTCCGTGCGCCTAAGTACTGCATACGCTTTTCCGATTTTACGCGCCATTACCAAGAGCGAGGCAAAATTAGCTTCATCTCCGGCAACCCAGGCCAAACGTCCTCACTTTGGCACTTCTTGAAGTAGGTCAAGTCTTCTTCAATTCGCTCATTAGCCTGCTCTAGCAATTCGGTAGAACAACGCATGAACTGCACCAAGTGTGGAGCCTCGGTATCAACTACGAGGAACCAAAATGCTGGCATCTCCTCAAGGTTCATTGCGATCTTTGCCCCGCGCTGATACCACGCCGCCTGAACGTCATAGCGGAAGCGATAGAAACTGCTATCGAAGTTCCGAATGTCATTGGTTGTCTTCAAGTCGATGATTGCTAGCTCACCGTTGATCTCACCGATAAGATCGGGTCTGCCTTTGCAATGAATGCCTTTGCGCTGCCAAAACAGCGACATTTCTACGTCATCGTTAAAGTCAGCTTTTACTTTACCTAGCAGTGGCAGTGCAGACTCATAGCAACCCTTGATCACTGCCGCTTCCTCATCGTTAATGATAGTCAGTCCGATGTTCTCTTCACAGAAGGCTTGCCACTCGGCCTTGCCATCCTTAGTGCGACGATCAACCTGCGGGCCAACTGCAAACTCCTTACGCCCCTCTAGCACGAGCGAATGAATGAGCGTTCCCATCTCCATAGAACGAGACGGCTTCCACTCCTGCTGCTTGCGATGCAGGTAGTAGCTAGGAGCAACTGCAAAGTTGTCCAGTTCGTGTTTACTGAGTCCAAGTTGTCCTCGGTACTCAGCCATAGGCATGTTTCTGTATATCATAATCTTATCTATTGTGTTGTTTAATGATTTCTAGCACTTTGTCTCGCAACTCTTGGATCGTTCCAATGTTGTCTACTGTGTAATCGGCAACTACGTCGAGTTGCTTTAGCTCTGATTCGTGGTTTTCTGCAATTATTTCTGGGCGATTGATCCTGACAATGATCCCACCCCTTTTTCTGATGAAATCAGCTTCGTTCTGGAACCTGACATCTGTCCAAACTCGCGGCCATAACTCGCGGTACTTCAACTGCATGCGCATGGTATTTTGCACGCGATCAATCCAGAAGTCGGGATTGTACTCTCTAGCTGCCATACCCAGGTTCTGTAGCAGCTTCCTGCCTTTTGCGTCCTTAATCCCATTCCAGCCAAAATCAATAGCCAGTAATTTAAGGTGATCCGCAAACGCTTCTCTAAGCCAACCATTAGCGACTAGGCCAATAGCTGCCGTATCCTTGCCGCTTCCAGCAAGGCCAATCAAACCAACGTCCATTTTCATGTTTAGGCGTTACGCTCAAATGCTGCACAGCCAACTACGGAGCCATTGTTGTCACGCAATAGCTTTGCGGGAGACAACAAGTCTTTCCGGTGTGGTGCTGACAAACGCACGATAGCGGCACAGATGAAATACACTCCCTTTTCAGGTGGGGGTAAGTGTGTAGCTTCCGTAACGGTTGAAACAAGGATCGGGATGCCATCGATTAACTCGACCTGGCTCTGCACGCTATTTATTCGGGAAACATACCCTGTTGGCTCAATGGTTTTTCCGTGGACGTTGATACGATGTGGGGTGAGGTTGATAAGTTGCATATTATGTTACAGATTATGTTAAGTGCCAGCATGGTTTTGCCGGACTTTGTTTCGCCGCCGATAACCAAAAAGTCACCGTAGCGGATTGGGGTTAGATTGTCTAATTTGTTGTAGCCTGTTCTGATTCGTTCTGTGTGATCGTCTCCTGTTTCGTACCGTGCAATGGCCTCCATCAGGAGCTTCTTGGTATCCATCGGACTAGGCGGTGCTAGCTCGTGACTAAGCGAGTCTGCCTGCATGGATATGTCCGATAGTAACTGAGCGGTGCTAATTTGAGCGTCACTAATGTCCATGTTAGCTTGCGCCAACACTGCCATTAATGTCCTACGCTTTGCAACAGACCGCACTGTTTGGATATACTCCGGCAGTGCGCCTTTGATTGGCATTAGCGTGTAGATGTCCGACAGTTCGTGAAACTGCGTGTCTGGCAAGCGTTCGCGCACCTTCTCAAACACAATCCGAATATCGCACTCGGAACTGCGAGAAGCTTGAGATAGCACCACTTCAACAACTGCCTTGCTGAGTGGATGAAAGATGTCGAGTGGAGAAAACCTTTTCTCAGCCGTCACCTTCACAAACTCATCGGGGTGGTTAACCGCAATGCTGGCTATGCCTTTCTCAGTCTCAGTTGCTAACGGAACCTTGGACAAATCAACATCTGCCTTACCAGCCCTGCGAGTTTTCTGTTCCATTTGACAATAATGAGTCCGATTTTTGAACTTTTGATTCCTTAATTGGGGTGCGTTTCATGCCTGCTTCACGACATAACCAGGCATTAAGAAACCGCCCCATTCCACGTTGAGTTTTACGATTAGTTGGATTGGCAATTAACCATGAACGAGCTTTCAAAAACTCTTTAGTTGTATGCTCTTCTCCAAACGCTAAAACGAAGTCACGGGTTAACTGCATTGGTGGAACATAAATGCCATTCTCACAAGGAAACTGGAATAAGTCCAAAGCAGTGTCGATACTATGATCAAGATCATAAATTCTCTCAGGTTTTTCTTCCTCCTTCCCCTCCGCCTCCCCTTCTCTCCCCTTGCAACCCCTCTCTTCCCCTCCTACCTCCCCTTCCTCCATCTTTTCCCCGGTATCGCACGCAAGGCTTTCTGGATTAATTCCCTGTGCTAAAAGCATTTCTTGTACTGACTTATACCGTTTTGCTGACGGCAACAAGTCCGAAGGCAAAAACGTCTCACCAAAACAATCAACACTCGAAACCTCCTCATCGTTGCTACTAGCTTGGCGCGTTTCTTGGGCCTTAGCTGGCGATTCTACTGGGGTATCATAGCCGTCTGGATAGACCACAGCAGACAGGGCTTCGTGAAGCTTATTTTCAAGCGTTACTTCGTCCACCTCTGGGATGTCTAAGCTGACTGTAGTTCCTGCCTTTGTTGTTATTGTAAGTTTTATCATATTAATCTTTCTTTTTGTGACTGCGATCTTTCTTGTGAAAATAAACTGATTTAGGTTGCAAGCGTTTAACTGCTAAATGTGGTGGAAAGCCAGCATATATTAAATGTGGAATAATACTCATCCACTCCGGCTGTTCTGGATAAGGTAATTCTGGATCAGGCCAGATTAACCATTCATCAAATAGTTTAGTGCAGTTCCTAACTAAACGTGTTGCAAAGTAATCCCACCAAATGATGCGGGCAACTATCGCCTGATAGTCCTCGGGAAGTTCGCGGATGCGCTTCACCGCCTGAGCGTCCGTAAGTTTGTATGCAAATGACAATTTTGGTTTCATAATTTAGGTTTAAGTTGCGCGTTGCCACAGTCGCGCCCCTGCTAAGCTGTTATTCTTCTTTATGTTGCAAGGCGATGTCGCTTTTTGCCTTTTTTAAGATTTCGCTCATTTGAGTTGGATATTTCCGCTTATATCCGCGCATCATTTTGATGTACATTTCCATGTTTTCCTCAAGCGTCATTTTTCTCTTTTGCATGAGCTTAAAATTCTTCTCAACTCTAGCGTAAATGGTTTGATTTAGCTTTGTTGTAGTCATACAATTTTATTGATTGCATCCATGCCATCGCGGAGCAGCTTGAAAAAGAGTTCAGGAGACATGGTGACTCTCCAAGGAAGACGATCTCGCTTATGAGCGATTACCCAGTCCTTCTTGTCTCCGGCATCTCGTGACGCCTGAGCTATGGCAGTCTCCAAATTTAATGCCTGCACACACTTCACTTCAAAGTGGATGCCGCTGAGTTCTTCGCAAATCACGTCTGGGCTATCTGTGCCCCCCGCAAACTGCTGGCCCCGCCTTGCGGTGAAGCCAGCGTTACGGAGTTCGTCACGCCACATACGCTCTCCACGAGCACCTTTTTGGCGTTGGTTCATTGCTTGAATGCGACTGTGTACAAAATCACAAGGCACACTAGTGCGATGCACATGTCCTCAATCATTACCAGCCGTTCTCGGATTCAAACTCGTCCTTAGCTGGAGTGACAAACGGAATCTCGTCAACCTCAAGCCCCAACGGCTTTGCCTGTGAAGTAGGAAAGGCATTCGCTAGGTTCTGCTTGTCAGCACTGATAAATAGCGTGGACACAACAGCCTGGAAGTGATCTTGAGTCAACTCGTGCTGTGAGCGAATCCAATCAGCCGCTTTCACGCACTCAACATATAGTTGCGCTTTCTGAAACAAAATGCGCTTGGCATCGGCAATAGATCCAGCAACCTTGGCAATTTGAGCGTTAGCTTTGACTGCACCAGAGTATTCCTCAAAAGCATTCTTGGCCTGATCATAGATTGCTGCCTTTTCCGAGATGTCTAGCTCGTTCTTGCCGGAGTGAGTGGACAGCTTAACCTTTAAACCCTGTAGCCCTTTGGCTCCGCCTTGGGACTTGATAGTAATGGTCTGTCCAACCATCGCCTTGATGTCTTCTGTTGTCCAGAAGCTTGCACGGATCTCACCCGTAGCATCTTTAAGAATTGCAGCCTGTACCCTCCAAGGGCCGTACTTGCCTTGTCCTGTCTTTGCATCAAACGCCGCCTTAACTTGCACTACCATTTCGCCAATGATGAAACCATCGGCAAGGTTTTCAATGTCCTGAATTTTAGCAACTTTCATTTTCTGTATCGTATTGTAACTACTTTGCCAAGCCACCGGAGCATTCCGGTGATCAACTTGGTGAGCACATTCGACCCAGTTTCCAATTGCTCGTCAACTACTTTTTTCTACGTGCTGCTGCTTCTTTTCTAGCTGCTTCTTTTTGAACAGCATACGCAATCGCAACCGCTTGCTTCTGTGGCTTGCCAGCACCGAGTTCTGCTTTTAAGTTTTGGGTAAAAGCCTTGTCTGAGGATGATTTTTTAAGGGGCATAACGGCGCATTCTGGTTGATTTGAATTTCTGTTCAGTCTGTCGTTTGATTTGGGCCGCTTTAACGGCATCTTGATAGCTTTCTGTAATGCCGTCAAGTGCTTGTCGCCCAACTGACCAGACCTTAAACTTACCACTTGGCATAGGTTGAATGATGTGAGTTGGAGGAATGGCGGGATCATCCATTGCTGAGACAAGGCCTTCTACCGCAGTTTGTTTAGGGGGAAGTGCAGGGGGCGTTGCTGCCTTTCGAGGCTCAGTATAAGTAGTTGGCTCAGATGCCATTTGTTGTTGTACGGCTTGTTCATAAAGCGCACCCTTATTTCCAGAAAGCTCTTTCAGGAATCCAGTTACAACTTCCGTTTTAATCGGTATAACCCTAAACGGAACACGCCTTTGTGAAATTAAATCCGTCACATTTGGCCTTGTTGTTGGTGCAGCTTGTACAGCCACAACAGCCTCAGCCTTGGGACTAGGCGCATATGTTTGCAAGCCAGTAAGATCCTGCAAGGATTTAAGCGTTGTGCCAGGTTTCACAACTTGACTTGGCCGAACTTCAGCAGGTTTGCCAACTGGCGGCTTATAGCCAGATGCCTCGGTCACAGCTTCTAGTTCTGATTGAGACATTTGTCTGCGCTCAAGCTTTGGCTTGCGGCCCTTGCTGGGCTCAATCAACTCAGGATCATAAACTGGAGGCTTGTCTTCTGCTTGCCATGTAATCGAGTCCTCGCGAATGGTCTGTGCCATTTTCCTGCGCTGCCGCATCAAGCTCTGAGACTTGCGTTCGATGTCGGTGCGTATTTCTTTTGCCTGAACCCAAGCAGGGATGTCGCCGCCTTCTGTTTCTTGTCTACCACGCAACAAGGCATCATGTGCTGCTGTCAGCTCCTTGAATGCCGTGCCATCACGAATATCCTTGTACAAGATATGCTGCTGTAACCGTTTCTTTTCCTCTGGCGTGTATCTTTGGTAGCCTTCTGTATCTGGAGAGAACCTTGCACGAGACTTTGCCAACTCCTTGTTGCTGTAGTCGATTGCTTCTTGCTCAGACGCAAACACAACTTTTCTGCCATTTTCCAAGAACAAAGTGGCTTTACCATTTGGATTAACAATGATCCGCTCTTTTGCAATGGGATCAGTAATTACCTTGCTGTCTCCTAGATTCTCTACAGGAGATGTATCAGGGCTGAAGTTGGCCCTGTAACGGCTGATCATTTTGCTCTTATCTACCTTGATGGATACCGGAGATCCCTCAGGCTGATACAAGGAAGCACCAAGAATATCGTCAAGGCGACGATTGTTGAACACGCTTTGATCACGAGTTCTTCCTGGCTCAACTAATCCACCAAACCTTTCTTTAAGAGGTTGATTTAATAGCCTATCTGTGGTGCTTTCTGCCCTTTGCTCCAATCCTCCAGCCAAGTGGAACACATCTCGCAGCACTGTTGCGCTTGTTGCACTAACACCTTCGGGTGCTGCCAACGCCAACTTAAATGCCGATGGCATTGCTTGACTTTGAGATAAGTTCTCAAGGTAGGCTTTAACATAAGGAACAGCGTCATCTAAAGAATTAATCTTATAATCTTTAAGTGCCTTATCAATTGCTGGAGTTAATCCACGCTCATGATTTATTAAGTTATCAAGCAGTGATAAATCATAGGTCAATACGTGCATTCCACCCTTTGGTATTTGCTGAAAGCCAAGTATTAACGCCTTGCCATTTACTCTAGTTGCGTAATCTCGATTAGATGTATTTCTGTTTAAATTAACAACGCTATCAAGATTAACGATATTGCCAGTTCCAATCGACGCATTAAGTAATTCAACTGCGTGTTGATTTTCTGGCTTAATAATAAAGTTGCCAAGGTGATCTCTTAATGAAAACAGCCCCATTAACTGCGCCGTGGACAATGGCGTGTCCTTGTAGATAATTGGTTTGCCACCATTACCAACAGATACATTGCCGCCATAAATGCCTTGCTCCCATCTTTGTGGATCAATGTTTTCTGTGCCAAGTATTTTGGATGCCAGCTTAAATACATCGCCATGAATGTTATCTTGCTCTGACTTTTTAGATTGCCGCAGTTCTCCCGTCTTTTGGTCAACTACCTTGTCTTCGTAGCGAACGTGAGAAACTTCACCAACCACACGACCACCATCAGGCGCAATGTCCCCAGGTTCGTACCCCGTTTTAGGAGCTTCTACGGGCTGACCAGCGGTTCTCCTTGTGCCCATTGGCACATCTGATGGAACTGGGCTAATGCCAACTGGGGCTCTTCCAGACTTGATAAAGTCGCTAATGTTTTTGGAAACGCCTTGCAAAACTTTGTCGTCCGTAATCTTGCCGTCTTTCCAAAAGAAGCCAGTAATAGGATCTTTGGTTGCTCCAGAAGGAAGCATTCCCAGCGAAGATTGAACATTGTGTGCAGCATTTATCCACACATTTCGAGAGATGCCAGTTTCTAGCAATTCTGGAGGACGACCTTTTAGCATCTCGCCACTACCCATTGCCGCATACTCATGCACAATAGGAAGCAGTGCTGCCATCCGCTCATTCTCCGAAATGTTTGTTTGCTTGGCTGTATCAAGCTTGGCTTTAAGCGCGTCCGCTGCGGCAGGATTACTCTCGCGTTGCGTTGAGATATAGCGATCTGCAAACGGCGTCAGCTTATCAAGCGCACCGCTAATCCCGCCGCCCTCTTTCATCAAGCTCCTGAGAATATCAGTTGCCATCTGATCGCCAATCACGGCATGAGAAACCTCCTCAATAGCTGAGGCTGGAGTGATCTTATCAGAGTTGATTATGATCGTGCTCTTGCCTGTGCTGGCATCATTTGAAACCACAACACCCTTGCCCATCTGTTCGCCCCTGCCACCCAGCATATCTGGAAGTACAGTGTCGTTATTTACGAAAATAACATCATGGCCCGCAGCTTCAGCACTCCTGAGTACGGAGTTAATTCTGGCTTTATCCCCAGTAGGAATGTCGCTTCTAACTAAAAGATTGATTCTGTTGTCTTTGTCGTTGGACTTGATCTCTTGATTGTCAATGACAACACTCCGTTCGTTTGGCCTAGACTGAATGTCAGTTGCAACATTTCGTGCGTAATTTAAGTCACGAGCACCTTTGCTAAACTCTGGTCGAAAAGCTAAGTGAGTTGCTCCACTTAAAGTCATGCCAGCCGCAGCACCACCAATTGCTCCTACAATAGTGTTTTGTGCCACTTCGCCAGCGGAAGCAAATGGATCAGACATTGCTTGCCCATAGGCAAGTCCAGCCCCAATAACAGCACCATGCACCGAAGAATCCAGCACACTGCCAATGGTTCTTACAACAGAATCTGGAGGTGTAAGACTAAGTGCTGTTCTAATAGCAAAATCTTCAGCAGCATTTCTAGACCCTTGCTGAAGGATTTCTCTGCCAGCAAGAACCGCTGAATCAGTTGCAAGAACCTTTCCTGCAAACTGCATTCCCTTGCCTATTACACTGCCGATTGCTGGCCCGCCAGCTAATGTTGCTAAACCGATTGCCAATGTTGGATGCTCTTCTGCGGCGGCATACACTGCGCCCGCTCCCGCCGCAACTCTTCCGGCAACTGATCTAGTAAGTCCTTTGGTTAATGAATCTGACAGAACCTGCGTTGCATTTGCCCCAGCAGCAATTTTATCACCAGCCGTAGCCATCACATTGCCAGCAAGCTGCCTAGCCATTCCAACGCCAGTTTCTTCCGCTAGCGCCTTTATGGATTGAGCGGCCACCTCGGTTCCTACCCGGCTTAATCCTCCGGCAAGCTTTGCGACTCCAGGAAGTATCAAGCTTAAATCTAGTACATTTTTGGTTAGTGCAGCACTTGCTCCGACCTCAGGATTCTGACCAAATAAAATAGTGTTTCCAGCCTTGTGTTGCTGGTCGTTTAACTGCATGTCTTTTGCGATATTATACATCGCATACTTATTGACGTTGCTTTGTTGTAACAACCCCGCTCTTGCAAGGAGTTCAGTTGCATTCTTAAATTGCTCAGTTCCCTCGGCAACGCCTTCTATAAGTTTTGTAACAGCATAGCCTTTTTGTTTGAGGCTTTCTGTATTTTCCAATCCGCCCATTGGCATTACAGCGATGCCAACCTGCTTGGCAGTTTCAACCAAGCCATGAGCAGTATCAGAAACAATATGAGAAATAGCATTTCCCGCTAAAGCAAATAAGCCAGGGTTATCAGACTTTATACCGCGAACCTTATCTGCTTCTTCTTTAGCAGAAGCAGCATCAAGGACATCATTGAACTGCTCTTGAGTTATTCTGCTTGCTTTATCGGGAGAGCCAAATGCCATTTGCCTAGCTAGCGCATTAACATCATTTGGATAATGAATATCAAGTTGTTGCTGTAGGTCTTTTTGCCGTATGTCTTGGTTGATTTGTAATTTAACAGGATTACCATTTTCATCAAAATGATTAGGAAGTTGAATGGTAGTTCCAGCAGGAACAACATCAGTTAACACCTCAAGCCCAGCATTAGGGTTTGGATTTTGTTCCATATTAAATTATTTTACAACCGACCAAGGAGTTACGCCATATGTTTTCACTGGGCCGTATACTGGGCCGCTAGGGGCCGCTGCTTGGCTTTGTGTTGACGGTTGCACAGAAGCTGCCTGTCCGCCTGGATATATTAAATTAGGCGATCCCTGTTGGTTCCCACCTCGCATTACTGTTGGTGTAATGGCCTGAATGTCGTAGCCTCTAAATTGACTGAGCGTTGGTTCATTGCTGTTTTTTTTCTTAAATTCCTCAACAGGATCTTCGCTGCGAACCTCAAACATTGCAAGTGGTCTTACTCCCATATCAAATGCATGCTTGGGGCTTGTGCGCTCAATCACCGTGTGCATCTCGTTGTTAAACGGAATAGCAGAAGCATTATAAGCGTGAGCGGTTGCCTCGTAAAAAGCCTCTGGATCTGCATTGTATGCCTTCTTCAAAGCTCCAAGCACATTTAGCTTTTTAAGCTCATCTGGAGGCATACTGCTTAATTTTGTAAGAATAGTACTAGTTAGTCCATTTTTTCCACCTAGCAATGCCATTTCTGGAGCATTTAACAGTGCAGGATAACGCATGAATGCTTCGCCAATACTAACGGCATCTGGACTAATCAATGAATTGACTGTTTTTGCCATTACTTCTTTAGCAAACGTCAAAGCTCCTTGCTTGTCGCCAGAATCCAATAATTTACGCATTACATCTAATTGCGCCCCTAGCGTCTGAGTAGTGCGAGATTTTTCGTTGATTTTATCAACACTATCTTGTGCCGTTTTATACTCTGGAGATAAATTAAATGGCACTGGAGTTGGGCCGTGCCGATTTTCAATTAGTTCTTTTGCTGTTTTTGCGCGAGTTTCATCAAGCCCCATTTCTAGGATTTTATTATATCCATATTCTTTTTTCGCCATAATATCTTGGCGATCTTTTTCGTATTTATCTGCCTTATAAACAAAGGCATTTGGATCAACAGGGGTTGCAGCAGGCTGAGTTGCTGGAACTGATCCACCAGCAGGCGCAGTTTGTCTCTGATATTCCTGTAACGCAGCAGCCTGTTGCTTATCTTGCTCAAGTTGACTCTGCTGCACTTGGTTCTTAAACTCCATTATTTGCTGCATTGTAGATGCGATGCGGTCATTCATATTTGTTACGGCCCCATTCTAAGATTAGGAGTTGCAGTTGATCCTGCTGCTTTCTGTTTTTTAAGACGATCA